ATCGCGTTTACTAGGATGGAATCCTGCACTGCCAAATACAGTAAACATGTCATCATAAACATCACTAGTGTTTATCTTAATGTTTTGCCTACGACTGTTGCGAACGTCAAATGCTGCACGTTTATGAGGATCTTTAAGAACTTCATATGCTTCTGCAACCGCGTGGAAAGTGTCAACATCTCCGCCGCTGTCAGGGTGATGCTGTTTTGCTTTGTTGCGATATGCTGATTGTATATCTTTAGGACTACATGTAGGTTCGAGTCCTAGTACATCATAATAGTTCATAACTGTAATTATACTATACTAGGACTGGATTGTAAATTACTTTTTAGGCTTTGCTTGCATTGCTTGCGCACCAAAAAATGCAGCAACAATAGCAGCAACAGATACAAAGTATACTGCAGCCATATCACCTAGGATCTTAGCAGCCTGATCCATGCCAATAAGATTTGCAATCAATACAATTGCTGGATATAGTAGCATACCTGCTAGACTAAACCAAGCCATCTTACGCTGTGCATCGCGCATTGCATCTGCATCTTCTAATTCTTTACGTTTAAATTCCAAGTACATCGCCTCTTCTTCAGGACTAACTTTTCCATCACCATTGCTGTCTGCTGGATGGTATGCTGCTCTTGCTGCAGCAATATCTTCTTTAGTTGGTTCAGCCATCTTCTCTCTCCATCTTGGCTATACGAGCCTCTAACTCGTCAATTTTATTTGTAATCTTTGGATACTTTGTACGCCAGGCATTTGGATCATTTTGTAACCAAGTCCAACCCCACTTAGTAGCCAAACATTCAAGACTTGCATCAAACTTGCGCACTGCCCAGATAGCCATGCGTGTATCTTTAAACCAAAAAAGAAAAGCCGCGCCAAATAAACTACCTGCTATGCCTGTATAGATCCATAAGCGATCACTCGCCATGCTCTGTATCATGTCCCACATTGTTTTGTATCCTCCAGTTCATACGCTCAACAGTGTCGTCTCTGTCCACTACTGGTTGCAGTGTTGTATTTAACTGTTTGGAACTACAAATCCAATTAATAACTCCATGCTGTGGTCCAAATACGTCCACGGTTTCATGTTTAAAATTATTTGGGTTGAATGTTGGTACAGGAAGCCAATACATATAGTAGTCAAATATAGTTAAGTAATCATATATCTTACTATATGATGTTTCGTCTTGCATTTCTATAAGCATATCAGGCTTTAGATGTGTCAGTGTATATCCCATGCCCTGCAGTATTCTATACTCGTAACCCTCCGTGTCCAACTTTATAAAGTCAATTTTATCCATACTATAGCCGTCAAGAGTTTTTGATCTTCTAGTTTTCTCGCCAGGTTGTTCTATAAATTTAGTTTTGCCAAAATCAAATTCTGTATAGCCAAATGCTTTATTATCACTTATTGCTTTGTGCGAAACAGTAATGTTTCCGTGAGGTTTTGTGTTTATTTCTAATAGATAATAGTTGTGATCGTCAGGTTCCCAGGCATGAACATGTTGTACATAGGGAGCAATGCTTATACTATGTGTGCCTATGTTTGCGCCTATATCCAGATACACAGTGTCTTTGTTTACCATGCTTAGTATTTGTTCTATTTCTGGATGGCAGTATTCACCATAAACTTCTAAACTACGACCAATACTAGGATCATCCGTGTAGTAAGTCATAGGCCCATAACGTGTATTAGTTGTTTTAATTATTGGTCTGTGGTGGTACTGACTCATCAGGCTTCATTGCCTCTTCGTAATAGATTATAATCTCTTTGTGTTGATTGATAAAACGGCGAATTTCTGCTACGTTTAGTGTTAAATTTTCGTAATCTTTGACGCTAAGTGCAACATAAGCCAAGTCGCCATTTTCTGCCTTAAAGTCTTGTATAAACTTTTGAAGGTTTGCTTCGTTGACAACATATACGCGGGTGTCAACTAAATCAATTGGCTTTGGTCGTGTCGCTATCGGTACTGATAGTTTCTCCACCTGGGTTACTACTTTGATCTCCGGCTCCGGCTGGAACCGACTGCAACCACTTAGGAAGAGGACGGCTACTGCCATCAGTACTGCCGGTCTCGCCCATGATTTCACGCCATAGTTTTGCTGTTGCGCCATTCATACGTCCTTCTAGATTCGCTGCATCTCGTAATGCATCTCCAAGCAAGTCCAATTGACGAAGTTTTTTACGAAGGTTATCACCATATGCTTCTGCTTCCTGCAACTGTGCTTGTAAGTTTTGTTGTAATTTTGCGTTTTGTTCTGCTTCTGCTCTTAGTGTATCTATGCTTGCTTCACTGGTTTCAATAGCAACTTCTAGTTTAGCATTGTTGTCTCTTAGTGTTGCTATTTCTGCTTGCGTTGTGTCATAGTAATACTTGGCACCATATCCAGCGATGCCAAGAACGCCTATGAGCGCAATTAGTGCATAGACTTTAAACATTTACTCGCTCTTATAAATTGTCCATGCGCCATATGCAATAGCAATATATGCTGCTAGTTTAGCAAATGGACCTGCAATAAGAATAACGAGTCCAACACCAATTAGCATTGCGCCGTCCCATGAGGTACGTTCTTCAATTCTACTGTTTATCCACTTTTTAACCATCCTGATAATTCTCCACTATACATAGTTTGCATCTACATTGTTTACAAACTTCTATTATATCATGTCCACCTTCGTAGTTGCGTTCCTCTCTATGTAAAGGTCCGCCGCAATGACTTTCGTGTCCACAATTTAAACAACTCATTATGCAAGAGCCCGCATGCGATCAACAAGACGTTGTGCTCTTTTAGTAACTTGACGATACCATCCACTGTCAACCATTTCATCTGCGGCATCGTTCCAATCGCGATTATCAACGCCACGCTTCATACCCTTGAACTTGCTTAGTCTAGGACGGCCCATGTTGAACATCATATTGGCAACAATTAACTGCACTTCTTCTGGCAAGTCATCAAAGTCTGGATAAAGGATTTGACAATCCGCTAGTACAATTTCACAGTCTTTTTGGAAAAGTTCTGTAACACGTTCCTCTGTTACTGGAGTACCAACATCAGCACCGTACTCGGGGTCACTCTCAAGGATAAGATGCCCAATGCCAACAGTAGGCAAACCCAGATGATCCAGGTATACTTCATATACTACGCCTTCGTCAGTCGCGAGATCTTCTTGTAAACGCTCTAAATTCATTGATGTCTCCTTTTGTGCGAGGTACTCTCGCTGTATTTAATATGCTTTCAATAGCAATTGCTGCTGTTTTTGTGTCTCTGTATTTCTTTGGACTTAGTGGAACACTTGCTTCCAGTGCTTCAGTGCTTAATGGTTGTACTGGATTTTTCTTACTATCTGGCTTGTCAAAATACACCATCATCCAATCTTCTACATCTGTGAGATTGTTTAGATCATTAATCATACTCATAAATTTTTGCGGGTAACTATTACGGCGTTCTGCTTCTACAAAAACAATATACCGACCTTCGCTGATCTCACCTGCGCTAGTCTCTGCATCAATTACCCAGTCATAGCCCATTTCAATAAAGTTCTCTAGGTCCTGCGCAGGCTGCTTGCCAAACACTTTAAATGTTGCAACAATTACTGCATCATCCTTGCCCATCTTTGGCTTGTACTCGTCAAAGTGTACAGTGCTTTCAATGCGACCTTCAAGGTCTTGTGGATCAAGCGCCATCCTGCTGTTCCTCGTCTGTTTTAATGCCCATAAGTTCGCTCTGATCTAAGCCTTCTTCATAAGCATCATCAATCTCTTGTAAATCAATTTCGCTGCCTTCAATATCTAAGTATCCATCTTTAAATTCTTTAATAAGTTCAACAGGAAGTTTAACTTTTACTAGCCAAACTGGATCTTCGCGCAATTTAGCCTTCTTAGTGCCAGGACGAAAATCATCATATCCTTCAATTTTAACAGGTGTACTAAGTTTGCTTTGCTCATATGTTACTACAGCATTGTAGCCTAGTAGTCTCTTTGCACCATCCGGATCAGGCATTGCCTTCTTGGGCCACATAAATGTTGCTTCTACCCAATGCTTTTTGCGAATAGGACCTTCTACTAGTTCGCCCTTTTTCCAATTCTTAAAAGCATACATGTCTAAACTATCCATGACACGCTCAATGTCCATCATGGTTTCGAGACTGCTCTCGCTCATGTAGATTGTTTTTGTATTTTTGATTATGTCAACAACGTCCATTACACTATCCTATCGTATAACATATTTATCCATTCTATATGTGCAGACTCAGTAGGATGAGTGGTATAAAACTGTTGTTCTGTTCGCTTTGCCCAATTAAACATGCCTTCATCATGTGCAAACCAGTTAATACTCTGTCTTAGTGTTGTTAAACTAGTATCCATTGGAATATTACAAGCAAACAAACTGTCATCTACGTTTAGAAATGCATATGGAATGTCTTGATTATCCAAATAGTTTTGTAACATAACTATTTCACACCAACTTGTATATAGTTCCCAATACTCTGTTTGTGCTACGTTTTGTACATAACTTCTAGCAAAATCGGCAATACCCGTTGCTTCTGCATTTGATCTGTTTGCTTGTTGTGCTTCAAGTACTAGATCATCTTTGTTAAAAAAATGATCTTCAAATTTGCTATCATCATACGTCCAGGGGTTAATACTATACCAGGGTGTATCAGCATGTCCAGTATCATATGCAAAGCGAAATTCATAACGATTAGGAAAACTCCACATTACAGCAACAAACAAGTCTAGATCCTTGTACTTGTTTACTGCGTCCATTACATTGCGACGTATACTACTATTACTTGCCGCAGGTTTACTAGTATTACAAATGTTCCATCCTTTGCGCTGCGCAACTAGGTTAGCCCAGGCATGTTCCTGACTGGGCAACTCACTTCCATATGTAAAACTATCTCCTCCAGCAATTAACACTGTCATAGATTTTTATCCTCTGCAAAATTTTGTGTAAAGATATGCTGATCATCTTTTATGAACTGATCAAATGTTCTGCTGTCTAAATTAAAAATACGTTTAAGATCCAGACTTGCATGGGGTGTCCAGTTTTCAGTTACATATCTAGAACCCAGTGTTTTCATTAATGCAAAATCATGTGTATAGTTTTCCAATGCAGTGTGTGTCTTTGCATACTGTGCATTAGCAATTTTAGTTACAGGAAAGCCATTTGCAATCATAGTATTTGCTACTTGTTCAATACCAAGTTGTACTATGCCAGTGGCATTATAGTTCTTGTAATAGTGTGAACTATCAAGTACACATGCTTCAATCGCAGTTGCTAAACACTGAGGATCTAGATAGGGTGCAGTAGCACGACCTCTGTAGTTTTCTAATACACCATTGCTGTACTGCTCTGTAAAAATATTATTCATTAATGGAGCAATATCAAAACTTGTATAGGGTATCCTTGCTTCACGCATAAAGGAGTCTAGTTGGCTGTGTATAAGCCTCCATGGACCAAGACTACCTATTTTTACAATGTGTTTGATATTGCTATCCATTACACTAAGCATAAAACGCTTTGCGTCATCTAGCACAGTTTCAGTTTTAGGCAGTATAAGAAACACAGCGTCACTGTCAAGTAACTCAGCCCAAGTGTCACTATTGCCTATGTCGTAACTAGTGTACAGATAATCACCTGTAAAGTATTTGCCAATCTGACTGTTACAACCTGTAAATGTGATTTTCATATTTTGATTACTTTACCAGCTCTGCTTTGTAAACACTCTTTAGTCCAAGTGCTTCTGTGTTAAACTTAACTAAGTTGCGCAGTGCTGGCTCTGTGATAAATGTCATAAGCACATCTCTGTGTGCATTGCCATCAGCACCGATCTTCCAATCATACACGCCAACTTTCTTTTGAATGTTTGCAGTTGCTTTTGGATCTTTGCTCATTGCAGTTAGTGCTGCTTGTAGTGCCGCTGCATTTGGATTGTCTTTGCGCACCCACAATGCTTTTTGCATGCCATCGCGGAAACTTTTAACAAGTTTGTATGCATCATAAAACTCACCACTTGGTGCTACGCCATACTGTTTGATAAACAGTTCTTCAAACTGATAACCAGGATAGTTTGGATCTGCTACATGATTTTTACTTGCTGCATCTAGGATACCATGATGGAACCATACTTTAGCGTCTGCGTTTGATTGAACATGCTTTTTGTATGCTGCTGGATTCTCACGAGTGCCGTTTAGTTCGCCACGCTTAAATGCTAGGCGTCTTTCGCCGCCACTCATGCCAGGTACCCAGGTTACTGTTTTACCAAAGCACTCTGCATATTCATCCATGCTCAGTCCAGGACCACACAGCAACATTGTCATTGCAAATGCTTCTGGCACCATACCTGACCCTGCTGCAAATGAAATCTTATCACCTGCTTTTGTGTCCTTGCGGATACCTGCAATAATGTTTAGGTTCATAAGTCCTACGCTGGTGTAGTCTGCATAGTTATAGTCTACGTTCTCTTGTAGAAAACTAACACCGTTACCACCGTGTGACACCATTACAGTTTTGTCATCTGCTTGTAGTTTGTTATGAAACTCGTTAAAGCCAGGAATGTCACGAGCACCTGGGATAGTTTTAATAATGATCTTCTCACCTAGGAACGGCTCAAGTTCTTTGGCAACAATCTCTGCCCAAACAGTGGTACCACCGCCTGGCTTTTGTGGAACAACAAATGTATAATCTGCACTTGCTGTTGCGGTCATGCCTAGCACAATGGCTAGACTCATTAGTAATTTACGCATAGTCTAATCTCCTTTTAGAGGTTATACCCCAAGCAAACACACCCAGTGTCACTAGTACAAGTATAACAAATATTGGTCTTGTAATCAATGTATCAATTGAATACAGTGTTGTCATTTGTAGTGTTAGAGCCTCTACACGCTCTGCTAGTATAAATCCAATAACCATTCCTGGTCTACTGAACTTGTAAGTCTTACACAGTATGCCTAAGGCACTACATACTGCAAGTATAAAGTAATCTTCCCAACCACCTGTGTACTGAACACATGCCCAAGTAATAAACACAAGTAGTAATGGAAAGTAATATTTGTATGGAACACGAGTAATAGCACTAATGTATCTTGTAAACAATAAACAAAACACGCCCACTAACACAGTTGCCCACATAAATCCAAAAGTCAAACTGTCAAAGAAACGTTCATCGTATGCTAGGTCTGGTGTGCCTAATTCAAATCCCAAGTACATAAACAGTGCCATAATAACAGCCGCAAATGGAGCACCAGGAATACCAAACAGCACAGTAGGAATCATGCTGGTTGCTTTTTGTGCATTGTTAGCACCCTCTGATCCTATAACACCTTTGATGTTTCCATCACCAAACTTGTCGTTTGGGTGAGCAGCAACAGTTGAACCATAAGCCATCCAATCT